TAGCACGGCGTTCCGCGACGAATGTTTGCAAGTACTTGCCTACCTCGCGCTCGAGGATTTCGTCGGGGTAAACACGCCCGTTCTGATTCTTCCTGCCTTTGCGTTGGAGAATGCCTGTCACCTTGAAAGGTTGCCCCGGGTTGTTCATTGCCTCTTTCAACAGCACTTGATCTGCTTCAAAGGTAATGCACTCTACTAGAAGTTGCTTGGTGTCCATATTGCTTATGCTTTCTCCGGTTCATCTATATTAAAGGTGGTGTTAGTTGGTTCAATCTTTGGCCCTATATCCCTCATCGTTTTCTTGATACGAACCTTGTAGGCACCTTTCACTGGCTCAAACTTGGCCAGTTCATATCCTACTTGGATATTTCCTTGAGGCCGACTGACCGACTGCAAAACTCGTTTCATCAACACGTCCGTCAACTTGAGCTTCAAATGATCTTCGGGGATGAGCAAATCATACACGGCTACAGTACTCATTCCATCGGACAGTTCTCGCATCCATCCAAGAGCTTTCACAAACTCTCTGGCTCCCAAACGAGGATCTTTCATCAGCTTCGCTGCCCACGGTTTGATATCATCCACGATTGATTCTATGGAGTATGCATCATATCTATTCGTGTTTTCTTCTTTCATGGCACCCGCCATCGCGGTCTTTCGAGTCGTTTTCGGCACTTCGGGCGTGGCAATGACAACAGGATTCTTTCCTTGTGGCTCCCTTGGAGTCGTCTTTGGAGACGGAATCCCACTGGCGAGCCCAACAATCTGAATCTTGGCCCGGGGCTTCAGAAAATACTCTCTTGGCTTCCTTTGTGATCGATCATGTGCCACCACTACGAAGTTGTCATAGTAATCATCAATGCTCATATCCGATACATCAAACTCATAATCCTTTTCGTATTGTTTGTATCCACGAGAAGAACGAGCCCGAACACGTTTGCCTTTCAGTTGAGCATTGATAGCCGCTTCGAACTTCTGCTTGACCTGTTCCGTCGTTCCGTCAACTGCCTGTTGAAAATTGCCAAAGTCTCGTCCGAGGTCATAAGACTGACCTTGCAAGATAGCATATTCAACAATGCATTTGAGCGGAATCATACTTATTGCTTCTTGGTCGAAAATCGTTTGGCATGACTTGCTTCTCCACTTTTCACTTCAGGTTGAGTCTTACCACAATGTTGACATTCAATCTGTCCATCCGAGCGGAGTGGTTTATGACAAAATCTGCAAACGGAACTTCCATCCTTATTTTCGTATAGATTGTCTCCACGGAGTTCCATTTCCTTCTTGCCGATAGGAGTTAAGTTGTACCCCAGTTTTGCCGAGCCAGCTACGCCAGCCTTGCTTCCACCCTTACGAGAGAAAGCGGCAGGAACGTTATAGCCAGTTACGGCGCTCGTGGTCGTCATTTCCTTCACGGGGCTCTTTTGGACTTCAACATTTTCTTCTCCACCGATGGATTCGTGTTGACCAGTCTTAGGGTCATAGTAATGATAGATTCCCTTAACTTCGTCCTTGATTGCCTTGACTGTTTTTCCGGCCAACCGTCCTGTCTTGACACGAATTGTAAGTGGATTGGAGAACCTTTTCTCTATGCCCTCATTAAAACGTTTCTTCTTCTTGGTAGCAAACCCACGCTTGCTGAATGCATTTGGAGTCGAATATCCAGAAACAGCCGCCGTGCAAGTTTGCTCATTGGCATACCCCGCGTCTTCGCCCGGAGGCCCACTCGGTGCTGGTACTTCTGAAGCAGAAATCTCAGCCCATTTATTGGTCTTAGGATCGAGGTAGTACCATTTCGTCCCACGGTTGATCAAAAAGCGACTTCGTTCGATAGTCTGTCGTTTCTTAAGCAGATAGACCACTTCTCCCGTGACTGCTTTCTGCTTTCTCGATATTGTCCACTTGCTAGTATTCCCTCGACCGATATCCTCTGGATCTGGCCAAATCTTATTAGCCATATCCTCTACCCACTTCTGATCAGAAGGCAATTGCTGTGAGGAAGGAAATTCCCAGTTTTCCCTTTCCATTTCCTTGAGAACTCCCTTGACAATCTCTTCCAGAACTCTCTTGAGGTCTGACTTTTTGATGTTTTCCTTAACGGAAGTTGGTGGAGTTGTTGGCGGTGTTTTAGAAGACGCGCCACCTTTATCCGTTGAACTTTTGAGGGTCTTGACCAAATTCATCAATGGTTTACTTCCGGTTTCTTTGGCCAGTTTGTATAGATCAATGATTTTGTCCGCTGGCATCATTGATCCGGGTTTGATGGTCTTCAGAGCATTATCAACGTGAGTTTTGATGGATGGAGGCGGAGTACGAACTCCTTGTGATTTACCGATGTTAAGAGGTTCACCCATCCCTGACAAGACCATCAGATTTTGCATGAAATCATTACTCTGTTCTCCAAGCCATGTAGCAAGGTCATTGGTATTCTGGCATATTCTAGCAAAGTTCCCGGTTAACCACAGGTAGATTCGTTGAGGAAATACAATTACGGATTGATAACCTCGGTCACTGCGATAAGCTCCCATCTCGTCACTCCACTTATATCCCGCTTCCTCTAGCACAAGTGCGGTTTTTGGTTGAGCTTGGGTGCGTGCTTCCATCGTAATGCCATTCATGGATAACAACTGCTGGGCAGCAGGAAGAGGCACGACCTTGTGAGCCTGTAACAGCGCTATTATTTTTTGTTCGTTAGGTTGAAATGACATTTTTCGGCTCCAGTTGTTTCCGGACTTCTTTTAGTAATTCATAGGAAAGCATCAACACCATAACGTGATTGTCTTTGACAATCTTCCCGGGGTTGATTTTGTCCAACTGGTTGACGACTTCACGAATCTTGATCTTGATAACATCTGAATCGTGAATAGTATCGACCAACCCAGTTAATGCTTGCTTGATTTCGCAAACTTTGCCTTTGACGTAATCACCAAATTGGTTGGTATTGGCAACATTGCAAATGTATTCACGTAAAACCGACTTCTGTTCATCGTCGAGTTTTTGAGAATATTTATCATTCAGTTTCTCGACCAGAAGTTTGTAAGATAAAAGACGGATTTCCTCAGACTGAGTTTGATAGTAGTTGATGAGTTCATCTTCGGTTTGCGTGGCCCTCGGTTTGTCAGAGATGTGTTCTACTATGCAGTTCTTGGCTTGAAACGCCTCTTTGACATCAAACCGCAAATCCTCGGAAACTCCGTCTTCAAATGTTTTGTAGATGGATGCCAGCAGACGATAATTATGCACCGGAGCTTTGAGCATTTCATCTATCGGATAAGCCTCCTTGATTTCTTTGATCAATTCGTACTTCTGTTGAGTCAATTTGCGGTCATTGAGTTTTTTTCTAGTTTCTACTACCACTGAAAGTAAACGCTCGGCGTGCCCTTCCTTCTTGATTTTTTCGGTCAACAGAGTGTTATACAACTGCCATTCCTTACCCAGTTCAGTATTCTCTTTGAAATACTTGTAGAGTAGATCTCTGGCGGTGGACGCTTCACTACCGGCAATAATATCTGCTGTCACTTGCCTTGTAAGGAGTTCAAACAGAATACCGGTATTTCTAAACTTGGAATGGCGCATTTTTTTCTGCATAGTAATAAGTCTCGCTCTTCAACTGAAATATAAATATCTGCATGGATTTGCAAACCCATGCAAATATTCGTGTATGTCCATCATTATTCTAGTATATTCGACTCATCTAACATGGACTTTTTGCTACCTGTCGTTTGTGCCTCTGCAAGAAGTTCCTTTTTAATATCAGATCTTGTTGCAGAATTGAATTTGGACAAGCTACTCATCAGTGCTTGATCTGGTTTTGGAGATTTCCGTTGTCCTTCTTTCATTGCCAGAGGAGTTCCACCGGCAAAGTTATGAGTGATGGCACTTTTTTTCTTGCCTTCGCTCCTCTTTTTTGGTTTTGCGTGAAGTTCCTGATCGCCCAATGGATCTTCTCCGAACGGATGATCACTGGCTTTATGTTCGCCCGACTGATCTCTTTCCAGTTTCACTTCGCCGACGACTGGTTCGTTTGGGTTTCCTTCAACTTCTTTCAACCCTTCAGGCCCGCTTCCACCCAGACCACCTTCCCCGCCTTCAGGACCGCCTTCAGGACCACCCTCTTCTCCTCCAAGATCAGTCATGTCTTCGTCATCCATACCACTAACCCCTCCACCTCCACCACCCATAGAGTCTCCACCACCCTTGACCTTTCCAATACCAATCTTCTTGAATGGTTTGGCTGGGTCATTTCCTTCTTCTTCGATCGAAGCGAAACGGTAGTTCTGGATAACATCTTCAACCACTTCTTCCTTGACCGCCTTGGCGTCGTCTTCAGACATATTGAAGATGTTCTTGTAGATCCAAGCCTTGGAGAACAGTTTGGCTTCCATCATATCCATTGCGACAGAAACCTTATCGCTCCAAATTTCGATCTTCTCCTTTTCGAAGATGGTGCTTGGGTTGGTAAGTTCAAGTTCAAAATCAACCAAGCTCTCGTCACGGTAGCCTTGGGCGTACAAGTGAACGATAGCAATTTTGGTCAACTCCGATGTAATAATACGCTGGATGCGCTGAATCGTGCGAGCGAAGCGAACGTCTTCTGAAGCCAGAGTTGCTTTGCCTGATAGACCTTCTTCATATCCGAGGAATGCCTTGGGAATCTTGAGAGCCGCCATCAGTTTGTTCTTGAGGTACTCAATATCTTCTGTTCCCGTCCAATCCATACCACCGAGGGTATCGATCTTGGTTCCGCTATCTCCGCCACGAACAGCGATGAAATAGTCTTCCACCATATTCATAAGGTTGAAGCGAAGGTTGTATTCGCCAGTTACCTCATCCATGTACGGAACCTTCTTCATCATATCCTTCTGCTTCTGCATGAAGGTATCCACTTCGTTAGGTGGAATGTTTCCGATGTCGGTGTAGAAAATACGTTTCTCGGGAGCACGCATAATACGATGGATGAGCATTGCGTCTTCCATCAAACTGAGTTGCTTCCAGACACGGCGACCACCTTCGATCATGGATTTACCATAAGGAAGGAAGTTGCTATCCGACATCAAGCGAAAGTGAGCCATCTCATAGTTTTCACAAATCTCGGCCTGTGATGTATCAGTCGGGCGTAATTGGAACTTGACATATCGCTTGTTGTAGGGGTCGGAGTTTTCAATACGCTCGACATTGTAAGCCGAGATTGGATCAACCATATAGACGCCGTACTCAGGAGTAATGTACAACTTCAAGAAGAAATCCCCGTACTTGCACATGTTACGAGTCCATGACCAGAGGTTGTGTTGAATGTTGAGAATGTCTATGAACAGGTTCTCAAGAATCTGTTTGACATTGTTGTTCGATGAATGAACCGTCAAAATCTTACCCATTTCATTATAGGTAAGGCATTCATCGCTGTAAATATCTAATGCTGAAGCTATTATGGGATCCATGTCCATTGTATTTCTCAGGAAACAACTATCGGTTGCAAAATTATGATATTCTTCAACAGTCACATCATAAACTTCCAATGGACCAATGGATTCAATAGAAACTATTGTATGATTTAGAGTAGAAATTACTTCCTCTTTGAATAAATCCCACGTTTGATTTTGTGTGGATAATCTATTTTGGAATGTGGAATAATCACACCCTATATCTTTTATTAGACCCCACAAAGTCAACTTACCATTCTCTTTGTAGTATTCGTTCGCCTTTACTTTCAGTACTTCTATAGTCAAATCCTCTCTGTATTTCGGATTTCTATTCCCGGCTTGATCCCTATTTACAAACACTTCTTTTAGGGTTTTAGATCTTTTTTGATTTGATTCATTAGAATGTTGTTTACCGAAAAATGGATTATTTTTTCCGTGTCTTTCGCCGTTCCATTTATGACATACTCTATTTTTATAACCTTCTGAATTAAGCATTTTTTCTAACATTTTCGGTCTATTTTCCGGCGACCACAAAACATTTTTACTATGGTTGGAATGATATGCATAGTGGTCGGATTTAGTCATTACCTGTAGATTTTCAGGAGAATTATTCAATCCCCCAAAATTTTTATGATGAACACATTCGTTTTCGTTTAACGTTCCGTGAAATTGTTCAGCTATAACTTTGTGTTCGGTTTGCCATCCCTTTGAAAAATTATACAATCTTTTATATTTACCTTTATTATAAGGCAATTGATAAAATGGCATGACCGAATCTCCAACTTTGAGATCGTAAATCATTTTATATTCACCATTTCTCATCAAAAATGGGTGTTTGATACTTCCAATAACATATTGCCCGTTATCGAACGTAACCTTATATCCCATTCTTGTTCCTCCCGCTTTCTTGCGTGGATGAAATGCTTTCCCAAGTTTTATGGAATCTGTCTTGAGATCATAAGAAAACACATAGAATCTCTCTTGTGGTTTATCTTTGTACTTTTCAGCAAGTTCCGCTATTGTTGGGCGAGATCCGTCTGGAAGAGGAATAATAGTATCTGGACCAACGCAATCATAGTCGCGGAACAAGTCCATTCTCGCGGCCTGATAAGAGAGAGCAAAATCTCTCGAATAAGCGTTGTAAGAAGTGGAGCGGATACGATTGAATCTGTCTCGCAACGAATTTCGATCCGTTGCGTACATGATATTGTCCGTATCTTTGATTTTGAGTTGTTTCCCACCAATGTTACGGACGATAACGTCGGTGGAGAAGAGACGACGCAACCTTGCGTACAAGGACTGCCTTTTTACGTCTAGGATGCCATCATCTTCGTATGGTTTCAGGATTTGGGTTGCCATAATGCTTTTACCTTTCTTTATCTGTGTGTATATGTGTACTACTGAGGGGCACATTGCCCCCTGCTATAAATATAGCCAAAAAAATCAATCAGCCGAGCAGCCACCGGAGATCCTCCTCACTCTTCTGGCCGAAGCCCGGAGCACGAGTTGGCATTGACCATGATTTATGGCCAAGTTCAGCGGCTCTGGATTTGTAATAGGGTTGGATTTCACTCTTCTTCATGTCCATATGACTCAGTGTGGATCGAGTTAGATCGATGCCTTCCTGCCGCAGACGTAGAGCAGTATCTCTCACCCAAAGTCCAATTCCGAGTGCCATCACCAAATCATCATTGTACGGTTCAATGGCTTGTGCTTTGCCATTCTTCCAAATGAAAGTATCCAACTCGGCAAGGGTTCGCTTAGAATAGATTTTGATGCCAGCGCCACACTTGAACTCCTCGCGGCAATATTGCTCCAAATGAGAAATGACCAGTGGGCGGGTTTTGATATTAGTACTAAACCCCGGCACTAACTTGCGATCATCGGAATCATATTTGTTGCCCAACTGACGTTGAACATCAAGGTATTTCAGTTCGACGGAACTAAAGAAGAGATTGGGGTAATTTCTGTCAATGGCGGGCTGAATCGCGGCCCATCCGATGCTTTCACGTTCAATGATAAGTAATGCATTGTTGTATTCAGTTGCAAGCCCCACAAGGAAATTGCCGAAGTCTTTGGTTCCCAGAGACCCCTTGTATTCTGCACATTGTTCCAAAGATACTATATCCAGTACATGACAAGCCGAAAAGTCGGCTCCATCGCCACGGGCCACATCAGCGCAAACAATGTAAGAGCGGGAATAGTCGGGATACTGCCACACCCACAATCCGTGGTCAATGCCCCTAACGTCGGAGGGATCTCGTTGTCGGGTTTTCTTGAACCACTCCACAATATTCAAATCAACTACGTTTTCACCAGAGGCCAAGAAGTTACAGTCAAATTCTTGAGCAGCCTTTTTTGGGTTTCCAATCTTCTCACCCTCGATACGTCTCCATTCTTCATTTCGTTCGGGGTGAAGTATCCAGTGCATCGTGATGGGGTGAAACCCATTCTTGCCAATCTTACCATCATTGTTTTCCTCGGCTCCTTGCCACATTCGATGGAACCAGTTTCCTACACCACGAGGGGTTGATAGAATGATAGCACGTCCACCCGTGGAGAGCGTTGGTTGAGCAGAAGTCCACAATTCTTCAGCATCATCGATCAACGCCGCCTCATCAATAATGAGGAGAGAAAGTGCCAACGACACACCTGACTTTTTAGTCGTCGATGTGGC